GTTTTCGGTGTTCTCCCGCGGAATTATGGCGGGGGGGAGTCAGACAGGGGGGGATTGCGCAGGCGAACGCCGTTCGCCTGGATGCTGTTATTCGGGGATGTTCGATGAAGCGCGGGCGCAAGCCAAAGCCGACCAGGCTCAAGGTGATCCAGGGGAATCCCGGCAAGCGGCCGATCGAGGCCGACGCGGCCAAGCCGGAAACCAAGATTCCGCCCTGTCCGCCGCATCTCGACGCGGTCGCGCGCAAGGAATGGAAGCGGGTCGCCGAGGAACTGCGCAAGCTCGGGCTGATCTCGGCGGTCTCGATGGCGGCGCTGGCGGTCTATGCCCTCGCCTGGTCACGTTGGATCATGGCCGAGAACAAGATCAAGAAAGCCAAGGATGGGGCGTTGCAAAAGACGCCCAACGGTTACATGCAGATTTCGCCCTGGCTGGTGATCTCGAACAAGGCCCAGGACCAGATGCTTCGGGTCATGGCCGAGTTCGGCATGACGCCGGCCTCGCAATCGCGCGCCAACGCGGCCCAGGCCGAGTTTGATTTCGGCGACGACTTCGGTGATTACTTGGGCCGCGGCGCCGCGTGATGGCGAAGGCGCCGCCGGTTCATCCGGTCGAAAACTATGCCCGCGGTGTCGTCGCCGGTCTGATCCTCTGCGGGGAGCACGTCGTCCTGGCCTGCCGGCGTCATCTCGACGATCTTGAGAACGCGCGGGGTCGCGGGTTCTATTTCGACCCGGACGAGGCCGATTACGCCATCGAGTTCTTCGGGTTCCTGCGCCACGTCAAGGGCGAGTGGTCCGGCCAGATCGTCATCCTCGACCCGTGGCAAGTGTTCATCGTCGGCAGCATCTTCGGCTGGCGCCGCGTCGATGACGGCACGCGCCGGTTCCGCACCGCCTACATCGAAGTGCCGCGCAAAAACGGCAAGTCGACATTGGCCGCGGGCATCGGCCTGTTCTGTTTCCTGGCCGACGGCGAACCCGGCGCCGAGGTCTATTCGGCGGCGACCAAGCGCGAACAGGCCAAGATCGTGTTCAGCGCCGCCAGCGCGATGGTGAGGAAGTCGCGCGGGTTGAGCAGCCGCGTGGTCTCGCTGCATCAATCGCTGTCGATGCCGGCGTCCGAATCCGTGTTCCTGCCGCTGGCCGCGGATTCCAAAACGATGGACGGGTTGAACGTCCATTGTGCCGTGCTCGACGAGCTGCATGCCCATCCGAACCGCGACATCGTCGACGTGATCGACACGGCGACCGGCTCGCGGCGCCAGCCGTTGATTTTCGAGATCACGACCGCCGGCTTCGACCGGCATTCGGTGTGTTGGGAACATCACGATTATTCGATCCAGGTCCTCGAGGGAAATTACAACGACGTCGCCGCCGATTCCTGGTTCGCCTACATCGCCGGCTGTGACGACAAGGACGCCTGGGACGATCCGAAAACCTGGGCGAAGGCCAATCCGGGTTATGGTATCTCGGTCAAGCCCGACGATCTGGCGCGGCTCTGTGCCAAGGCCCAACAGATGCCGGCGGCGCAAAGCGCGTTCGAGCAGAAGCGCCTGGACCGCTGGACCGAACAGGCGGAACGCTGGCTCGACATGGACCTGTGGCGCGCCGGTGGCGAGCTGGTCGATCCCGACGAGATGGCCGGCCGCGACTGTATCGGCGGCCTCGATCTGGCGCGGGTCAACGATCTGACCGCGCTGGCCCATATCTTCCCGCCGGTCGCCGCCGGCGAGAAGTGGAAAATCTGGATGCGGTTTTTTGTCCCGGCCGAGGACATTGCCATGCGCTCGAAACGCGACAAGGTGCCTTACGTGAAATGGCGGAACCAGGGGTTCATCGAGCCGACGCCCGGCAACACCACGGACTTTGCGTTCGTCGAGGCGGCGATCCTCGAGGCCGCCGCGCGCTTCAATCTGATGCAGCTTGCTTATGACCGGACCTTTGCCGGCCAGCTCGTTAACAATCTGACGGACGAGGGGATTCTGATGGTGCCGTTCGGCCAGGGGTTCGTCAGCATGGGCGAGGCGTGCGCCGATTTCTTGCGCCTGTTGCTCGCCGGTGAACTACAGCATGGCAACAATCCGGTGCTGGCGTGGAATGCCGCCAATGTCACGGTGCGGCGCGATCCGTCCGGCAACGAGAAACCCGACAAGGATCGCAGCCGCGAGCGCATCGACGGTATCGTCGCGGTGATCATGGGGCTGCGCCGGGCGCTGCTCGGCGACCCGGACGAGGTGCCATTCATCCGCACCGGCGAACAGCTGACGATGGTCTAGGCCATGATCGGACAGCGCATGCTCAACCGCGTCTGGCGCACCTTCCGCGCCGGCGCCGCGGCCCCGACCGATGATTTCTGGTATGAGCCGCTGACCCGCACCAACGCCGCCGGCGCGCGGGTCAGCGCCGAGACCGCGATGCGGGTCTCCATCGTCTTCGCCTGTGTCAAGGTCCTGGCCGAGACCCTGGCCTCGGTGCCGCTGATCCTGTACCGGCGCTTGCCGAAAGGCGGCAAGGAACGCGCCGACGACCATCCCTTGTCGGCGGTGCTGCGCCGCCGCCCGAACCGCTGGCAGACGTCGTTCGAGTTCCGCGAGATGATGCAGGGGCACCTGGCGCTCCGCGGCAATGCCTACGCCCGGATCGTGCCGGGTCCGCAAGGGTTCGCCGACCAGCTCGTCCCGCTGCATCCGGACCGCGTCCGGCCGCGGCGCTTGCCGAATCAGCGCATCCTGTACGAGTTCTCGCCGGCGCCGCCGGACAGCGGGTTAGTGAGGCTGACCCAGGACGAGGTCCTGCATATCCGCGGCATGTCCGCCGACGGGATGGTCGGCATCAACCCGATCGACCAGGCGGCCGAGGTCCTGGGCATCACCATCGCCGCCGACAAATATGCCGCGCGGTTCTATCGCAACAACGCGCGGCCGATGGGCATCCTCAAGCATCCCGGCCGGTTCAAGACCGACGAGGATCGCGAGGACTTTCGGCGCCGCTGGCGCGAGGCCCACGCCGGCGAGATGCAGCACAATGTCGCCGTCCTTGAGTCCGGCATGGAGTGGCAGGACATCGGCGTCACGGCGCGCAACGCGCAGTTCCTCGACATGCGCAAGTTCCAGGCGACCGAGGTTGCCCGCATCTATCGCATGCCGCCGCACAAGGTCGGCATTCTCGACAAGGCGACGTTCTCGAACATCGAGCAACAGGCCATCGAGTTCGTCCAGGACACCATGCTGCCCTGGTTCGTGCGGTGGGAACAGGCGCTCACGCGCGATCTGATCCTCGACCCGGACCAGTTTTTCATCGAGTTCCTGATCGACGGCTTGCTGCGCGGCGATCTCAAGACCCGGTTCGAGGCGTATGTTCTGGCGGTGACCAACGGAATCATGACCCGCAACGAGGTCCGCATCCGCGAGAACATGAATCCGTTGCCGGGCCTGGACGCGCCGCTGCGGCCGCTGAACATGGCCGAGGAAGGCGTCCCGGCGAATGGCGCCGGCGGCAGCGCGACGCTGCGCGCCCTGGTGAGCGACGCCGCCGGCCGGGTGGTGCGGGCCGAGACCCGCGAGCTGATCAAGCTGATCCGGGCCTCGTCCGGCGGCGAGAATTATGAGGGGCGCACCGCGGCGTTCTATGCGCGGCACGCCGAGTTCATGCGGCGCACCTTCGCGCCGCTGTGCCAGGCCCGCCTCGACGAGACCGGCGTCGCGATCGATGCGACCGACCTGGCGCGGCAATATTCGGACTATGCGCGGCGCCTGGCCGTCGACCTGGCCACCTTGCACGAACATCGCCTCGAGCCGCTGGAACAGGCGATGCAGCAAAGCGAGGCCGGCCGGATCGAACTGATAACCGTGATGGTGATGGAGCCGAACCATGCCGATGCCGAAGCCTAGAAAAGACGAGCCGCACGACGCGTTCATCGATCGCTGCATGGGCGACGAGGCGATGAACGAGGATTTCCCCGACGCCGACCAGCGCCGCGCGGCCTGCGAAAGCCAATGGGACGATCGACCCGACGACGAGGATGCCGTGGCGCCGGCCGGCCTTACCGACATGGAGTCCCTGACCGGCGCCGCGGACCCGTCGCTCGCGGGGCCGGTGCTGGTCGGCGAGCGCGGCCCGGAGTTGTCCATTCCCTTGCCGCATGTGCGGGCGGCCATCAGCTCGCCCTGGGCGATTCTGCCGGGATATCTGGTGACCATCCGCAACGTCGTCGCCCGGCACGCCGGCCTGACGGAGATCGAGGGCGCCGATCTGACCGCTGACGAGCGGGTGACCTTGGCCCATGACGCGGCCAAGCATCGCCCTCGCCGCGCCGGCGCCGGCGCGATCGCGGTGCTCAACCTGTTCGGCGTCATCGCCCAGCGCATGAACATGATCATGCAATCGAGCGGCGGGACCTCGACCGAGCTGTTCGCCGCGGCGTTCCGCCAGGCGGTCGACGACCCGAAGATCGGCGCCATCATCCTCAACGTCGATTCGCCGGGCGGCAATGTCTCCGGCGTCGGCGAACTGGCGGCGGCGATTTTCAACGCCCGCGGCGACAAGCCGATCATCGCCGTGGCGAACAGCCTGGCGGCGAGTGCCGCCTACTGGATCGCCAGCGCCGCCGACGAGCTGGTGGTCACACCGAGCGGCACGGTGGGGTCGATCGGCGTCATCGCCCTGCATGAGAACATCGAGGGCGCGCTCGAACAGGCCGGCACCAAGGTCACGATGATTTCGGCCGGCAAGTTCAAGACCGAGGGACATCCTTTCGGCCCGCTCGACGACGAGGCTATCGCCGCGATCCAGGAATCCGTCGACGACTTCTATGATCAGTTCGTCGATTCCGTGGCCCGCCATCGCGGCGTGCGCGCCGGCACCGTACGCAACGGCTTCGCCCAGGGGCGCCTGGCGACCGCCAAGCGCGCCGTCGACTTCGGCATGGCCGACCGCGTCGCCACCTTCGACGAGACCCTGGCGCGCTTCGGGGCGCCGCCCGCCGCCGGGTTTGCCATCGCCGGCCCGGCCGATGGCATCGGCGGCTTGGCGCCTCGGCGCTCGCTTGTTGGCATCCGGCGGGGTCTCGATCTCAGGGAACGGACATGAACCAGGCCCGCGTCGAGGTCAGCCTGGGCCTTCTCGCCCAGCGTGTCTTTCAGGGCGAGGTCCTGGTGCGCGGGGTCGGGGCCATAACCCGCGAGAGCGTCGAGCTGGTGATCGAGGGGCCATTGCTGCCGCTGCCTGGTGCGTTGGACGGGCTGCCCAAAGTGCAGGCGGTGATCACCGAGCAGAAGCGCGACAGCGAGGGGAACTGGCTTAGACAGGCCCGCCTCGAGTTCAAGCCGATCGATTAAGTGATTTTGGTGCCCGCGGGCGCCGGCGCGGCAGCGCCGGGGCGCCGCGTGCGCGGCATGGCGCCCGACGCGGCAGCGGACCGGCGGCATTCATCAACCTTCAATCTTAGGAGTAGGAACGATGACGATTAAAGAGATGCGACAGCGCAAGGCCGACCTGGTCAAAGAGGCCAGGGCCTTGTGCGACGCCGCCGACGAGGACGGCAATCTGACCGAGGACCAAGACGCTCGGATCGAGGCGATCAACGAGGAACTGGATCGGCTCAACGCCGCCATCGGCCGTGAGGAAAGGCTCGCCGATCACGAACGGTCCCTGACGCCGCTCGGCGAGGCCAACGCCGACACCGCCGTCCAGGCCCTCGACCGGGGCGGCGATGCGACCGCCTCGCGGTTCGCCGGCGACATGGGGTTCGCCACCTTCGGCGAACAGCTCTTGGCCGTGGTCGCGGCCGAGCAACCGGGCGCGGCTTTGGACCCGCGCTTGCAGATCGTCGCCGCGGCGACCGGCGCCGGCGGCGCCGTGCCGTCGGACGGTGGGTTCCTGGTCCAGGTCGACTTCGCGACCGAGGTCCTGCGGCGCATGTACGACATCGGCCAAGTCTCGAGCCGGGTCAGCCGCTTCCCGGTCGGTCCGAACTCGAACGGTCTGAAAATCCCGGCAATCGACGAAAAGAGCCGCGTCGACGGCTCGCGTTGGGGCGGTATCCAGGCGTTCTGGACCGACGAGGGCGGCACGCCGCCGCCGACCCGGCCGAAGCTCCGCATGATCGAGATGACGCTCAAGAAGCTGATGGGGCTGTCCTATGTCACCGACGAGCTGTTGCAGGATGCGGTGGCGCTCGAGGCCCTGACCATGCAGGGGTTCAGCGAGGAACTGAACTTCAAGGTCGAGGATGCCATCGTCAACGGCGATGGCGCCGGCAAGCCGCTCGGCTACATGAACTCCAAGGCGTTGATCACCATCGCCAAGGAAACCGGCCAGGAAGCCAAGACCATCGTCGTCGAGAATGTCCTGAATATGTGGTCGCGCATGTGGGGGCGCTCGCGGCAGAACGCCGTCTGGTTCATCAACCAGGACATCGAACCGCAGCTCTACACCTTCGGCATCACCGTCGGCGTCGGCGGCACGCCGGTGTTCATGCCGGCGGGCGGACTCTCCGGAAACCCGTTCTCGACCATCCTGGGGCGGCCGATCATCCCGATCGAGTACGCCGCGACCCTGGGCAGCCTGGGCGACATCACGCTGGTCGATCTCAGCCAGTATCGCATGATCGACAAGGGCGCGATCCAGACCGCCTCATCGGTCCATGTCCGTTTCATCCAGGACGAGATGACGTTCCGGTTCATCTATCGCGTCGACGGCCAGCCGTCATGGTCGCGGGCGCTGACGCCGAAGAACGGCACCAACACGCTGTCGCCGTTCGTGGCCTTGGCCGCGCGGGCATAGGCGAACGCCGTTCGCCTGACGATCGTTTTCTGGCCGCCGCCGGGTTGGCGCCGGCCGTGCTTTGACAATTCAGGAGAGTAGCATGACAGGCTCAAGAGGCTTTGTTATCGGTGAGGCGGGGCATGTCGTCAACATCTTGCCGCCCATCGATCTGAACGGCGGCGTGGTCAATTCTGACGTCTTCTCGATGCGGAATTACAACCACGTCTCGATCATCATCCAACAGGGCGTCATCGCCGGCGCCAGCACCGTCACGCTGGAAGAATGCGACGATTTCGTCCCGACCAACACCACGGCCATCCCGTTCGCCGTCTACAAGGAAGAAACCACGGACGGCGACACCTTGGGGCCGCGGGTCGCGGTGCCGGCGACGGGCCTGGTGATGACCACCAACAACAACACCTTCTATGTGATCGAGGTCGACGGCCAAGAGCTGTCGGACGGCCGGCCTAATCTGCGGCTGGTGTTCTCCGATCCGGCGGCCAGCGCCATCGTCGGCGCCGTCGCGGTGTTGAGCCGGGCGCGGTTCGGCGAGGTCGAAAGCCAGACCGAGATCGCCTGAGCAATAACAAGAAACCGAACAGGGGGCCGGCGTCGATGAGGGCGCCGGCCCTGTCTTTGTTTCGCGCGCCAGCGCGGCACCGTTCCCGCGCGCCTGGTGAGGCCGCGGCGGCGGTGCCGGAACAAGGGATTTGATCATGGGAACCAGAGCACGTTACCGCAGCGGCGAGCTGTATTTTTACGAGAGCCTGACGCAAGAGCGCGTCGCGCCGTTCTCGCCCGTTCTGTTCGAGGACGACTTTCTCGGCACCGGGTTGCTGACCACCGACGGCTGGACCGTCGTCGACGTGTCGGCGATCGGCAACACGACGCCGCTGATCGCCGCCGACGTCGCCAACGGCGTCGCCCGGTTGCCGCTCGATGCGACCGCCGAGGCCCAGGAGTCCGGGCTGAATTGGGGCGATCAGCGGCCGCTGGTGCTGAACCAGGCGTTGATGATCGAGATGCGGGTGGCCCTGCAGACGCTTCCGACCCTGTTGAGCGAGGCGGTGTTCGGCCTGGCCGGCGACAAGAACGCGGTCGCCGACAGCGTCGCCGAATCGGCCTGGTTCAAGGCCGACGGCGACGGCGTGATCGTGGTCGAGAGCGACGACACCGTCAACACCAACGACGACGTCGCCACCGGCACGACGCTCGCCGCCGGCACCTTCGCCATCTTCCGCATCGACTTGCTCGACATTACCGACGTTCAGTTCTTCATCGACGGCGCCCGCGTGGCGTCCGGGACGACGTTCGATATGTCGCAAGTCGCGGCGTTGAAGCTGCAGCCCTATTTCCACATCGCGAAGGCGTCCGGCGCCGGCCTCGGCGTCCTCGACGTCGACTATTGCCGGGTGTGGCAGAAGCGGAGTGCATAAGCGATGAAAAGCTGGGTTCGCTATCTGTCGGGCAACCGGACGGGGCATGTCGTCGCGGTCGACGACTCCGTCGCCTCGAGCGAGATCGCGTGCGGCATGGCCGAGCGGTGCGAACCGCCGGCGCCGCCGGCGGCGCCGGTCGCCAAGCGCCAGAGGCGCAAGCGCAAGGCCGCGGCCGCGGGTGCCGGGGCGCCGCCGATGAAGCATGTCGGCGGCGACTGGTGGGAGCTGTGGAACGGGCGGCGCTACAAGGGCAAGGTCGAGGCGTTGCGCGAGCTCAAGCGCCTGGGCGGTTAGTTCGGCGTCAAGCCGGTCATTGCCGGGACGGGGGCCTCGAGGTTGCCCTCGCCCTGCAGGATCGCCCGGGCGTCGAGCGGCAGCACCATCTTGCAGCCGACGCATTGGAGGATCACCAGGCGCACCTGTTCGCCGGCCGCGGTCTTGCGGACGCGAATGCCGGTGAGCCAGTGCCGCGATCGGCAGCGTTGACAATTCAGCGCATAGACCTTGTCCGGATCGGCGATGGATGGGGGCAGCAAGAGAATGGGTTCGGGCATGTCATCCGTCCAGGTTGATCGTGGAATCGCGGGGAACCTATAGCAGCCCTATGCCCCGCGCAACCTAATTTTGGAGACTGTGAAGATCATGGAAAAGCATCGGGAATTGGATACCAAATGCCTGGATGAATTCGCCCGCGTCTGCGCGGTGCACTTCCCCCAGGAATCACGCTATTCCACGACCAACCCGGAGGTCGCCACCTACGGGCGCGAATGGGTCATGCAATGCCTGGTCAACCTGCATTTCAAGGACGAGTTCGAGCACGTCGTCGCGGCGATCAAGCCTCGCCTCGGCCCCGAGGTGCTGGCCGAGTTCGAGGCCGAGACGGCCAAGCGGTTCACCCCGCGCACGGACAAGGTGTTCGCCGAGGAGCTGGCCAAGCGCCTGGCCATCACACCGGACGGCAAGCACATCCCCGGCAGGATCGGCGTTGTCCAACTCGGCAACCGCCCGGTCGCCACCCGCATCGCCGTCCACGAGAAAAAGGGCTCGATGCGTAAGCGGTTGGCGGCGTTCGAGGATGGCGAAACACCGCCGGCGCCGGAAATGATCACCTTCACCAAGCGCGCCGACTGGCCGATCTACGCCGGCGAGGACGAGGAGCGCGCCTTGCCCGGCGGCGGGGCGGCCGATCCGCTGCCCGACCCCAGGACCGTGTTCCGCGGCGACGAACACATGCAACCGGTGAAGGGAGCCTAGCCATGGCGCTGAACCCCCGCATCGCAAACGTGATCGCCATCCTTGGTCTCGATGCCCTCTTGGACGGTGTTGACGCCGGCGCCGGCGCGGCGACGATCGACGGCCGTTCGGGCGCCCAGCCCGCCGACCCGGACACCGCCACCTCGGGTACGCGGCTGTTCGCCAACGTCATGACCGACCCGGCCTTCGCCGGGGCGACGGACGGCACCGGCAAGGCAACGGCGGCGGCATCCGCCATCTCCGACGATACCTCGGCGGATGCGACGGGCACGCTGGGTTATTGCCGCATCGGCTCCACCACCACCCCGCCGACGCTCATCGACGACCTTATCGACGGCGAGGCCGGGACCTCCGGGGCGAACTACAACTACAACACCCTGGCCATCGTCTCGGGCGCCACCGTCTCGATGACGGCCCTGACGATCGACCTGAGCGAGACGTAATGGATGAAAGTCCTCGTTCAAGACACCCTCGCCACTCCCGGAGACTGGCGTCTAACCGATAGCGCCGATTGGGCCGGGCTCGCCAAGAAGCCTGAGCCCGCTGGCGGCGAGGTCATCGACGATACGCCCGGCTGGGTCTACCAAGTCAACGTCCAAGGTGTCACTTTTAGTGCTGATTACATCGCCGTAATCGACCGCCCAGATGGCGGTTGCGAGGTCATCGCCGCCGACGTCGATCCAGAGGATTATCAGCCGCCAGACATGTACGTCCAGCACTGGACATTCTTGCCGCTGGCGCCGGATGTAAAACTTGGTGGCGCGCTCAATACCCGTCAATCCCGCGTCGTCTACGCCGGCTCCCGCGCCAAGGCGAAGTTCGAGGGTACAGAGAACACCGTCGTCAAGCCCTTGGGGCAGTTCGTTCGCCCGGCCGAGGGCCTGATCCGCTACGGCATCTGGCTGTCCGACGTGCTCTCGGACGCCCATGTCGCCGCCAGGAGTATCAGGGGCTGGCGCGACTGGGGCGATCATCTCGACCCGTCGGAACTGGACGAAAATGGGCGGGTCAAAGTCCAGCGCGACCTCGGGTGGTGGGACAAGGCCAAGGGCACGATCACCTATTTTCAGCGAGACACCGACCGGGCCGTGGGGTGGGTGATCGCGGATCATGAGGATGCGTTTGAAACAAGTACTGCCACTGCTGCATCGGAAAGTGTGACGTTCAATAATGAACTCGGCAGACATGTATGGGGGTTTACTACACCAACTAATGAACCGAATTCCGCCGATTGGCCGAATGGTACATATCGCTTTCAATACGATGTTACGGCAATTGGCGGAGTCCAAACTATTACAGCAACTCTCTTCGTAAGACTTAATAGCGCAGCCGATTCAATATTGGAGAGCCAACAGGACGATACCGACATTACGGGTACTGGCTTACATCTGAGATCGGTTACTCTTGACTGGGCGGCCGGTGCGGCGGGAGATAGGTTTGGTGTGCGAGTCGTCGTCGATCATGTCTCGCACATGCAGCAGACCGTCACCCTCGAACTCAACACCTCGGACAGCTTCGCCGACGGGCCGTGGACGGCGGGCGCCCTCTCCGGCTCCGGCGCGCTCACCCTCGGCCCCATCGCCATAGCCGGCACCGGCACCATGCAGCCCTCGGGTTCGGGGGCCTTGGCACTTGGCCCACCTGCTATCGCGGGAACCGGCGTCGAGAAGTTCATCGGTTCCGGGGTTCTCCTATTGGGCGTCCCCGCTATTTCAGGCACCGGCGCTACCGAGGCCGAGGGTTCAGGGGCGCTGACTTTGGGTGTCCCCGCCATAGCGGGGACGGGCGAGGAGAAGTTCACGGCAACGGGCGCCTTGGTGCTTGGTGCCCCGGCTATCGCGGGAACCGGCGTGGAAGTGTTCACCGCCACCGGCGCGCTGGCGCTCAACCGCATAGCGATTGCCGGTACAGGCGTAGCCGGGGCCGATGGAACAGGCGCGCTGGCCCTGGGGCCGCCGCTTATCGCCGGGTCGGCGGTGGAGGAATTCATCGCCTCGGGCGCCTTGGCTCTTACCCCTACTCCCATCGCCATCTCGGGTACAGGGAGCCACAGTGATGCGACGGACGGCACGGGAGCCTTGCTTCTCGCCGTTCCGTCCATCACCGGCACTGGTGTCATGCAGCCTTCGGGCACCGGGGCGCTGGTCCTGGGGCCGCCGCTGATCGCCGGCTCAGGCATCGAAGAATTTATCGCCTCGGGCGCCTTGGCCTTGTCGACCGTCGCCATCGCCGGAACGGGGGCCGAGAAGTTCACCGCCACCGGGGCACTGTTGTTGGGCGCACCCGCCATTTCCGGCTCTGCTGTCGAGCAATTCATCGCTTCCGGCGGGCTGACCATCGCAAGGCCGTCGATCAGCGGCTCAGGCATCGAGCGCTTGATCGGCCAAGGCGCGCTAACGCTCGCGGTGCCGGGCATATCGGGTTCCGCCGTCGAGCAGATGAACGCCGCCGGCGCGCTTTTACTGCCCGTGCCGGCCATCAGTGGTGTCGCCGTCATGATCCCAGACGGCGCCGGCGCGCTGACCATAGCCGGGATCGTCATTTCCGCGACAGGCGTTAGTGTCCTCGTCGCCGGCCCCGGCACGGCGGTACTGATCGTCACCGGCGCGGAGGCGGTGGTGGTGAACGCCGGCGCCGCCGGCACGACCCTGGCCGACGGTGGCAGCACGGTCGATCCGAGCGACACACCATGAGGCGAATCAATGGTCACCACCGCCCATGACATCGGCGATCGGCGCCGCTTGCAGGCGACATTCAAGGACGTCGCCGGGGTGCTCGCGGACCCGACGACGGTCACCTTCAATATCCGCGAACCCGACGGCACGGTGACGACCAAGATCGGGGTCGCTGGCGGCCTGGTCAATCCGTCGGTCGGGGTCTGGTATTACGATTTCACCATCGCGCAACGGGGCCGGCATGCGTGGAGCATGGCCGGCACCGGCAGCGTGGTCACCCTCGAAGAACAGGAATTCTATGCGCGGGCGAAGGATGCGGGCTAATGGGGCTTAACCTGGTCACCGCCGCGGCGGCCGAACCGCTGACGCTGCAGGAGTGCAAGGACTGGCTGAAGGTCGACGACGCCAATGACGACTCGGTGATCGAGCCGTTGATCTCGGCGGTGCGCGAATATGCCGAGGCCTTCACCGCCCGCGCCCTGGTGACGCAGACCTGGGACCTGTTCCTCGATTGGTTCCCGCGCTCCTCGGCGATCCCGATCCGCTTGCCGATGCCGCCGCTGCAGTCGGTGACCTCGATCAAATACATCGATCCGGACGGCGTCGAACAGACCTGGGCGCCGGCCCTTTACACCGTCGACGGCAACGTCACGCGACCGCGGGTGGTGCCGGCGTTCAACGAGGTCTATCCGACGACCCGCCAGGTGATCAACGCCGTCACCATCCGCATCGTCGTCGGCTATGGCAGCAACCCGGAGCAAGACATTCCGCGCGAGATCAAACAGAGCATGCTGACGCACCTGGGGCATCTCTATGAGCACCGCGAGTCGGTGATCGTCGGCACCAACGCGACGCCGGTGCCGTTCACCACCGACAATCTTCTGTATCCCTACCGCGTGGCCTCCTTCTGATGCGCGCCGGGGAACTGGACCGCCGCATCGTCATCGAGCAGAACACGCCGACGCGCTCGTCGAGCGGCGCCGAGAAGGCCGCCTGGACGACGCTGGCGACGGTGTGGGCCAAGGTGATGGAACAGCGCGGCCGGGAGTTCTTTGGCTCGCAGACGGTCGTCGGCGAGGCCAAGGCGGTGTTCCGCATCCGCCATCGGTCGGACGTCACGCGGGCGATGCGCATCAGCTACAACGGCGAGATATGGGACATCCACTCGATCGACGAGCTGCCCAGGCGCACCGGCCTGGACATCCTGGCGACGGCGCGGGCGGCGTGATGGCGGGCCAACAATTCCGCCTCCAGGGGCTTCGCGAGGTCGACCGCGTCCTCAAGCTGATGCCGCGGGAGATCGCCGAGAAGGCCCTGGTCGCGGCCTTGCGCAAGGGCGCCAAGATCATCCGCGACGAGGCCGAGACCCGTGCGCCGGTCGACACCGGCCGGCTGAAAGAGAACATCAGGGTGCGCAAGGCCCGCGGCCGCGGCGCCTCGGCCACCGTCACTATCGGGCCGACGCGCAAGGTGGCCCATATCGGCATGTTCGCCGAGTTCGGCACCGCGACCCAGGCGGCGCGGCCGTGGTTGCGTCCGGCCTTCGATCAGACGGCGCCGGCGGCGCTGGTCAAGTTCGTCGACGAGATCGGCAAGACCGTCGAGCGCGCCGCGGTGCGCCTGGCCGGGTCGTTCGCCAAGAGCGGCCTCGCCGGCCCTCGGCGACGGCGGCGGCGGCGCTGACCATGGCGGTCACCGACGAGCTGTTCACCCGCCTGACGACCTTCGCCGGGCTGCAGGCGTTGATCGGCGACCGGGCCTACCCGGTCGAGCTGCCGCAACGGCCGACCTATCCGGCCCTGACCTATGAGCAGATCAGCGCCGTGCGTCCCTCGGCGATGGGCAAGGACGTCGGCGTCGTGCGGTCGCGCTTCCAGATCAACGTCTGGACCGAGGATGCCGACACCGGCCCGTCCGCGTTCGACAGCCAGGTCAGCGTCAAGGAACAGGTGCGCCTGGCGCTGCAGCGATGGACCAACGCCAGCGGCACCGTCGTCCAGGACACGTTTTTTCTCAACGAGGGGCCGAACACCGTCGACACCGAGGGGCGGGTCCATCGGTTGCCGCTCGATTTTGAAATCAATTACGAGGAATCGTGATGCCATCGGGAATCTTCCGCGACGCGGCGGTGTGGATGGACGGCCACGACGTCACGGGCCGCATCAATTCGGTCGCGCTGAACACCGGCGCCGAGCTGCAGGACGCGACGGTCCTGGGCGACAAGGCGCGCCGGCGCCGCGCCGGCCTGCACCTGGTCACCGTCAACGTCGAGGGCCTGTACGATGCCGACGCGGCGGAAAAGGCGCTGTTCGACAATCTCGGCATCGCCAATGTGCCGATCACCATCGGCCCGGTCGACAATGTCGAGGGGTCGCTGTGCTACTCGTTCTCGGCCGTCGAGGGGGAATACCAGATCGGCGGCCAGATCGGCGAGATGCACCGCTTCTCGATGGCGGCGGAGTCCGACCAGGACGATCTGATCCGCGGCACCTTGATGAAAAACGGCACCGAGACCGCGACCGGCACCGGCACGGCGCGGCAGCTTGGCGCCGTCGGCGCGACGCAAAAGGTCTATGCCGCGCTGCATGTGCTGGCGGCGTCCGGCACGACGCCGACGCTGGATGTCACCATCGAGAGCGACGACCTGGTCGGCTTCGCCTCGTCGACGACACGGATCACCTTTGCCCAGGCCAATGCCGTCGGTTCGGAATGGGGGCCACCGAAGGCCGGCGCCCTGACCGACGATTTCTGGCGCGTCGCCTGGACCATCGGCGGCGGCACGCCGTCGTTCACCTTTGTCGTCTTCCTCGGCATTCAATAAGGAGAAAGTTCAATGGCCTCGAAAGTTCTGACCGATGCCTTCGTCAGCATCAACGCCGTCGACCTGTCCGACCAGGTGCAATCGGTGGCGATCACCGACACCGCCGAGTTGCAAGATGCGTCGGCGATGGGCGACAAGGCGCGGCGCCGCAAGGCGGGGTTGCGCGACTCGTCGATTGAAATCACTTTTTTCGCCAACTATGACGCCGCCAAGGTCGACGCGACCCTGCAGCCGTTGATCGGCGTCGAGACCGCGATCAGGGTCCGCGAGCGCAAGGCCGACGCCATCGGCGTGACCAATCCCGAATACCAGCTCAACGGCATGCTCGACAGCTTTCCCGTGGTCGCCGGGGCGATCGGCGAGATGCACCAGCTTTCGGTCACCTTCCAGGGGTCCGACGGTGTCGCCCTGATCCGTGCGACGGCCTGATCCGATGGCGAAAAAAGGGCAAGAGACCCGCTTGCTGTCACGCCAGCAAATCCTCGACCGCGACGATCTCGCCACCGAGACCGTCGAGGTCCCGGAGTGGGGCGGCGCCGTCGTCGTGCGGACGCTGACCGCCTGGGAGCGCGACGCCTTCGACGAGTCGATGTTCCAACTCCATGTCGGCAAGGGCGGGGTCGCCGTCGAGAAGAAGATCGGCAACATCCGCGCCCGATTGGTGTCGATGTGTTGCGTCGATGGCGACGGCGGGCGGCTGTTCACCGACGACGACGTCGAGCGCCTGGGGCAGAAGTCCGGCGCCGCGATGGACCGGGTGTTCGCCGTCGCCCAGCGGATGAACCGGCTGCTCGGCGCCGACATCGAGGAACTGGCAAAAAACTTGTAGAGCGGCCGGCGCGCCGCTTCCTGTTCTTCCTCGCCCACGAACTCGGCATGACGGTGCGCGAGCTGTTGCACCGCATGGACTCGGTCGAACTGATGGAGTGGCGGGCCTATTACCGGATCATGGCCGAGGACGCCGAGCGGGCGGAACTCGACCGCATCGCCGCCGACAAGAACGAGATCGCGCGGGCGCGGGCGCCGCGGCGCCGCGGCGGTGTCGCCGGCATCTCATAATCCACCACGTAATTCAGCAAGGATTTTCAACCACAGAGAACACAGAGACCACAGAGAAGATTGATTCTTTCCTTCTTTCTCCGTGTGCTCTGTGTTCTCTGTGGTAAAAAATACTGAAAGGCCGGGGCCGATGATCCGTCGCTTTGAAGACTGGCCGGTGCGCCTTGGCGAGGCGGCGGTTAACCCGGCGATCGCTTATCGGCCTTAGAAGAAGAAACCCCGGCCGGCTTCGGCCGCGTCGCCGATGAAGGTCCAGATCGGCTCGACCAGGCGTGGCGTGATTATGCTCAGGAACACGAGAAGCACGAGGGACCAAAATAGAGTCCAAATAGTATTGTTCATCTTCCAGGCGTCATGGCGCAATCGTTCACGGCGCTCCCGCATTTCTCGGTAATCACGGTGTTTCATACCATGCAACTTAGTACAAAGGGATCGAGGACGCAATGGCGGTTGCCGGCCAGTTAACCATCGAGATGAGCGCCAATTCGGCGGCGATCGCGCGCGACATGGGCAGGGCCCGCGCCGCCGTGACGTCGAACTCGGCGCGGATGAATGTCTCGCTGGCGCGCCTGCGGCGCGGGTTCAAGCGGGCGACGGCGGCGCTGTTCTCGATGCGCACGGCGGCGGTGGCGGCGGCCGGCGCGGCGGGTCTGTTCTTCCTCGCTAGGAAGGCCATCACCACCGCGGATTCCATCGCCAAGACGGCGGACAAGGTCGGCGTCGGCGTCGAGGCCCTGCAGGAGTTACGGTTCGCGGCGGGCCGCGCCGGGGTCGACCTCAAGACTCTCGATCTCGCCATTCAACGGTTTTCGCGCCGGGTCGGTGAGGCGGCCCAGGGCAGCGGCGAACTCAAGGACACGCTGAAACAATACAACATCGAGGTCAAGAACGCCGACGGCACGACCCGCGACGTGGTCGACGTCCTGTTCGACCTGGCGGATGCCACCGCCGCCGCCGGCAGCGCCCAGGAAAAGCTGCGCATCAGCTTCAAGGCGTTCGATTCCGAGGGCGCCGCCCTGGTCAATATCACCCGGCTTGGGTCCCAGGGCATGCGCGAGCTGTTCCAGGCGGCGCGCCGGCTCGGCGTGGTCATGTCCGAGGAATTGATCCGCAAGGCCGAGGACGCCAAGGACCGATTGAGCGACATGGAGCAAATCCTGTCGGTCGGATTGACCCGCTCCATGCTGTCGCTGATGCCGCTGATGAAGGGTCTCGCGGCCGCCTTCGCCGATCGCCAGTTCCAGATCGGGTTGGAGACCTTCGCGCGATTGCTCGCCGACATCGGCGGGGTCCTGCAACGGCACGGCAAGGAACTGGCGGCGCTGGCGATGGCGTTCCTGGCCATCACGGTCGCCGGCGCCGCCCTGGCGAAGGTGCCGCTGCCGGGCTGGATCAGGCTGGTCGGGGCGCTGCTCGCCGGCGGCGGCGCGGCGTTCCTGACCTACAACGAGCTGACCGAGCGGCTGGCCGCGGCCTCGGCCGGCGCCGCCGCCGGCCAGGAGCGGCTTGCCGGGTCGGTCGCCAAGGGAACGAGGATCGTCATCGGCGCCACTAACCAGGTCGATCTGTTCATCGACGCCTTGGGGCGCGAGGTCGACGTGTTGCGGCTGCGCGCCCGGCTGCACGGCCAATCCGCGGCGCGGATCACCGCGGCGCTCAAGGCCCAGGCGCTGATGAACCTCGCGACCGACAAGTCGATCAAACTGACCGAGGCGCAGAACGAGGCGCTGGTCAAGGTGCTGGCGTCCTATATCCGGTTGTCCGAACAGCTCGACGCCAACGTCAAGAAACAGAAGGAACTCGACGCCGCCGCCGCGAACAGCCAGCGGGTCATGTCGGACTTGAGCCATGTGATCGGCACCGCGTTCGAGGATGCGGTCTTGGGCGCCAAGAGTTTCACCGACGTGCTGCGGGCCTTGGGCCAGGACATCATTCGCATCATCCTGCGGCTCTTGGTGATCAAAAAATTGGAAGCGGCGATCGCGAAAGGGTTTGGTGGCGTCGGTGGCGGCGGGTTCAGCATCTGGTCAATCTTCAGCGGTATCGGCTCGATCTTCGGCTTTCGCCACGGCGGCCGGCCGCCGGTCGGTCGGGCGTCA